TGATGGTGCCGCTCCGCAAGTTTCCGTAGCTACTTAAACAAAAAGCTACATCGTTGGAAAAAATCCACTCCACACTACAGGCTCTCTTGCACTCTACTCAAAACTAGTATATAAAAAACTTACTGTACAATTTAAATAGATCATATACGCGTATAGTCGACGGCCTAGAGAATATGATCGGAAACTAGGAGGATATAATTATGGCAAATACAACCTTTGACGGACCAGTAAGATCGAAAAATGGTTTTCAATCAATTGGACCGGGAGCAGTCCCTGCATTAACTTTAGCAACTAATTTAACTGTTAAAGATCACGCAGGAAGACTAGTAACTATGGATCCTGCAGGTACACCAACTGCAATCACAATCCCTGCAATTAATGCATCGGCTGATTCAGCAAGTGCAGGACCAGGAAGTGATCCAAATAACCCAAGCACAATTGGAACTACTTTTGAAATTCTTTTTACAGATGATTTCACTGGTACAATTAAAACAGCTACTACTGATGATAAATTTATTGGTATGGTTACACTTGGAATTGACGCTTCAGTTGCTGGAAAACAATTTGTTCCAGCTACAGCAAACAATGAAGTTAACCTAAATGGTGAAGCTGGTGCTTCTGTTGCAACAACAGGTGGTTTAAGAGGTTCTTACATTAAGTTTACTGCAATCGCAGCAAACCTTTATTTAGTTGAAGGTTTACTTAATGCTACTGGATCTTTGGCAACGCCTTTTGATTCACAGTAATAAATAATTTAATGTGGGCCTTCGGGCCCGCATAAATTTTAAGGAGAAAAATATGCAAGCATTCGGATCAAGTGATAATGTACTTAATGCAAATGTCACTACTGAAAATAAAATTGTAAAAACAGGAAGAACAAAAGCTTTAGGAGTTGTGCTTAACACAACTGCTACAGGAGGTGACTTTCATTTAAAAGATGGTGGAGCTTCTGGAACAGTAAGATTTAAATATAAAACAAGTGGAACTACTTCTGGTGGAAATCCAATTGTTATTATGTTTCCTGGACCTATTCAGTTTACATCAGATTTATGTGTGGCGTTTACTACTGAACATGTAGAAGTTTGTTCTGTATTCTTTACATAGGAGAATAAATGGCTTTTTCAGGCACAACTACATTCGAGAAAAACTTCTCGATCGATGAAATTATAACTGAGGCTTTCGAAAGATTAGGTTTCTTTGATTACTCAGGTAATGACTTACGTTCTGCCAGAAGATCATTAAATATAATGCTTCAAGAATGGGACAACAGAGGTGTTCATTTTTGGCAAGTTAGAGAACATGCTTTTAGTTTAGTTAGTGGTCAAAATGAATATGTAATATTTAGATCTCCAAGCGATGGTGCTTCTAATGGAATTACATCAACTTTAACATCTGCAATAAATGCTACAGCAACAACTATTCCAGTGGCTGATGTAAACCAAATGCCTGCTTCAGGTAAAATAAAAATAAATAACGAAATAATTCAATATAGTTCTATTTCAGGAAATAATTTAGTTCTTACTTCAACAGCTGATAGAGGAATTGATGATACAACAGCTGCTTCACATTCAATAAATGATACTGTTACAAATTTTGTAAATATGGCTTCTGATATGTTGGAAGCTAGCTATAGAAGATCTTCAAATGTAGATACACCTTTAGCAAAAGTAAACAGATCACAATACTCAGCCTTTTCAAATAAAACTGCTACAGGTCAACCTTCTCAATATTGGGTGCAAAGATTTATAGATAAAGTAACAGTTACTTTATATTTAACTCCAGGTGCAGAACAAGTTGGTGACTTTATGTTTTTCTATTATCTGCAAAGATTACAAGATGCAGGTAAATATACTAACGAAGCAGATGTTGTTAATAGATTTGTACCATGTATGTGTGCAGGTTTAGCTTATTACATATCACAAAAGAAAGCTCCTCAAAGAACACAAGAAATGAAAATGCTTTACGAAGATGAATTACAAAGAGCATTAGAAGAAGATGGTTCATCTGCAAGTGTTTACATATCACCTAAAACTTACTATCCGGAGATATAATGGCAAAGTTTGCAAAAGGGAAACACGCTTTAGCAATCTCTGATCGAAGCGGTTTAGCTTTCCCATGGAGAGAAATGGTTACAGAATGGAATGGTGCCTTTGTGCATTACTCCGAGTTTGAACGTAAACAACCACAATTAGAACCAAAACCTTTTGTTGCTGATCCACAAGGTTTAGAAAAAGCAAGACCTGCAAGAACAGAATTTCCAACAGAAGATTTTTTACCTAATGATCCTTTTACAACTAAAGCAGCAGATGCAACTGTCTCTGTAGCTTTTGAAAATGGTGATATGAGTGTAAATGATATTGTAAGATTTAGAGATGTTAAACAACTATCTGTAGGTGGTGTTGATCAGTCTATATTGCAAGTATCAGGAATGGTTTTACAAGGAGATATTACAAGCACTGATAGCACTATTACCTTAGACTTTACTTTTGGTATGCCTTCAAGTGGATTTATTGTTATTGAAAAAGTAAATCTTACTAGTGGTTTATTTGAAAATGAAGTTATTGAGTATAGTGGAATCTCAGGAACTAATTTAACAGGATGTGTTAGAGGAACAAGCGCTCAATACAGAGGAGTAGCTCCTAAAAAAACTAATGCAGGTTCTCACTCTAGTGGAGCTAAAGTTTTTGGAGCTTATAAAATTACAGCTCTAACAACTAGAACTGAAAGTAATCCTGGAATGCCAACTACAGTTACTATACAAACAGGTTTTGATTTTGAATTAGCTAATAATGCTTTAAGTGCAGCTACAGGGGGTGGTTTTCAATGTACAATTGGACCAATAAATGATAGAGGTTAATTATGACATACACAGAATTAGTAGACAAAATTAGAAATTACACTGAAGTTGATGCAAACGTTTTTACTTCAACTATTGTAAATGGATTTATAGAAGATGCAGAATTTAGAATTCTTAGAGATATAGATTCTGATAATAACAGAAGATATGATACAGCTAATTTAATTGTTAATGACAGATTTATTGGTAGACCTGCAGGTTTATTAGTTGTTAGATCTGCACAAATAGTTGATTCACAAGGGAGTTCTCAACCTAACAACAGAGAATTTTTACAATATAGAGATACTAGTTTTATGTCAGAATTTAATCCTACAGAAGATACAGGAGTACCAAAATATTACAGTCTATGGGACGAAAACACAATTGTAGTTGCACCAACACCTGATGCCACTTACACAATTCAATTAAATTATATCTTGAAAGATCCCGGATTATCTAGTACAAATACTCAAACATATATAAGTCAGAATTTTCCCAATGGACTTTTATATGCATGCCTAGTCGAGGCCTACGGTTTTTTAAAAGGCCCACAAGACCTATTGCAATTATACGAACAAAAGTATAAACAAGTAATAGAAGGCTTCTCAATCGAACAAATGGGAAGAAGAAGACGAGACGAATATCAAAGTGGTGTTCCTCGAATAGGAAAATAAAAGGAGATATACTATGGCTATAACACAGGCAATCGCAAATGCTTTTAAAAAACAATTACTAGAAGGTGATCAAAACTTTTCTTCATCTAGTGGTGATAAGTTTAAGTTAGCTCTTTATACTAACTCCGCAACTCTAAACTCATCAACTACTGCATTTACAGCTACTAACGAAGTTGGAAATACAGGCACATACACTTCTGGTGGTGGAGCTCTGACAGGTCAAAATACTTCAATTGCATCAGGTGTTGCAATTGTTGACTTTGCAGATCTATCATTCACAGGTGTTACGTTGACAGCTAGAGGTGCTATGATCTACAATACATCTTCAGCTGTTACTAACGCAACAGTATGTGTTTTAGATTTTGGAGGAGATAAAACAGCTACATCAGGAACTTTTACAATTCAGTTCCCAGCATTTACTACAGCAGCAGCTATATTAAGAATATCTGGTTAAGGAGAATTAAATGGCATTAGTCGTAAATGATAGAGTAAAAGAAACCTCTACCACTACAGGTACGGGTACGCTTACTCTTGCAGGAGCAGTAACAGGTTTTGAAACATTTTCATCTGCAATTGGAAATACGAATACAACGTATTATGCAATCGTAGCTCAAAATGGTGCATTTGAAGTAGGATTAGGAACAGTAGCAGCTGGCACTTTAGCTAGAACTACTATTATATCTTCATCTAATAGTGACGCTGCAGTAAATTTACCTGCAGGTACTAAAGATGTTTTCTGTACTCTACCTGCATCTAAATCAGTTATACTAGATGCTAGCGGAAACATTGTTGCAAACAATGGAAGTAATTTAACAAATTTAAATGCAACAGCATTAGCAAGTGGTACTGTTGCAAATGCAAGATTAGACGCTCAACTACAAGACGTTGCAGGATTAGCAACAACAGCAGGGAAAATTATTCAAGGTGATGGATCAAACTTTGGTCTTTCAGCTTACACGTTACCTACGTCAGATGGATCTGCTTCTCAAGTTTTAACAACTGATGGATCAGGTGCAGTTACTTTTGCAACACCTACAGTTGGAGATATTACAGCAGTTACAGCTGGCACTAATTTATCAGGTGGTGGATCTTCAGGGGATGTTACAATAAATCTAGCTGATGCTTCTACATCTGCTAAAGGAGCAGCATCATTTAGTTCAGATAACTTTGCTGCTAGTTCTGGAGCAATAACAATTAAAGATTTAGGAGTAGCCACAGCAGAAATTCAAAACGATGCAGTAACTCAAGCTAAAATTGCAGATGATGCTGTTGGTGCAGATCAACTTGCATCAGACGCTGTAGTAACAGCCTCTATTGTAGATGTAAATGTTACAGAAGCCAAAATAGCAGACAATGCAGTGACATTAGCCAAAATGGCATCAGGCACAGACGGAAATATTATTTCATATGACGCTTCAGGTAATCCTGTAGCAATAGCAACAGGAACTTCAGGACAAGTTTTAACAAGTGCAGGGGCTGGAGCACAACCATCTTTTCAAACACCTACAGTTGGAGATATTACTGCTGTTACAGCAGGTACAAATTTATCAGGCGGTGGATCTTCAGGAGATGTTACTATTAATTTAGCAGATGCTTCTACGTCTGCCAAAGGAGCTGCCTCATTTAGCTCAGACAACTTTGCCGCCAGTTCTGGTGCAATAACAATTAAAGATCTAGGAGTAGCTACAGCAGAAATTCAAAACGACGCAGTAACTCAAGCTAAAATTGGCGATGATGCAGTAGGTGCAGATCAGCTTGCATCAGATGCTGTAGTGACTGCTTCAATTGTAGACGTTAATGTAACGACTGCTAAGATAGCAGATGACGCAGTGACTCTAGCCAAAATGGCTTCAGGGACAGATGGTAACTTAATTACTTATGACACATCTGGAAACCCAGCAGCAGTAGCAACAGGAAGCTCAGGACAAGTTTTAACTTCAGCAGGAGCTGGAGCAGTTCCATCTTTTCAAACTATTGCAGCAGCAGCAATTACCTCCACTGCAAATGGAGCAAATAATAGAGTAGCAACTTATTCCGATGCAGATAGTTTAAATGGTGAAGCTAATATGACATTTGATGGATCTACTTTAACTGTTACAGGTGATATAGTTCCAGGAACTAATGATTCATTTGATTTAGGTGCATCAGGTAATGTGTGGAGAGACATATACACTGGAGACTTACACTTAACTAACGAAGCAAAAGAACAAGGTAACGCTGTTGATGGCACAAAAGGTAATTGGACTATTCAAGAGGGTGAAGAAAGTTTATTTATTTTAAATAACAAATCAGGTAAAAAATACAGATTTAAACTAGAAGAGATGTAATTCCATGGCTTTGGGAGTTACCGCATATTCAGAGGCACCTTTTAGTGCTGACGCTTCAAGCGTAATTGCATATCCATCTGGTATTGCATTAACCGCACAAGAAAATTCACTTAGTGTAATTAAAGGAAACGCTAACGTATCTGTATCAGGTCAACCAATGGTTGGTGCAACAGGTACTCTTTCCGGTCTTGCAGGGGCTTTTGTAGATGTAACAGGACAAGCTTTAACTAATACTTTAGGAACTACAACTGAATCAATTGGTAACTCTGATGTTCCTGTAACAGGTTTTGATTTAACTGTTGCAAACATAACACCTGAACAAGATACATTAAATGCATTTGGTGAAGCACCTTTTGCTACACTCAGCCCTAATACTATTGATGGAGTAAACGTACAAGTTGAAGCTACAGTTGGTGGAATCGTAGGGACATTCCCTCTTCCTATGTCACTTGGTAATGTTACAGAGATTACAGCAGATGGTGTTGTTGCTTTAACAGGATTCTCATTAACAATGCAAGAAAACGCTCCAAGTGTTACTGGAGATGCTAACGTTATTGAAACAGGATTTGCAACACCATTAGTTTTAGGAACAGCTCAAGCATTTACTGATGTTACAACAGAGGATGTAACAGGAATTGGATTTAATATAAACTTAGGAAGCACTATTGCTTTTGCTAATGTAGATGTTTCAGTTACTGGTATTGCAATGACTATGCAAGAAAATGCTCCAACAGTTACTGGAGATGCTAACGTCACCGAAACAGGTATTGCTATGACAGCTGCTCTTGGTACAGCTGTTTTAGATGCTAATACTTTGGTAGATTTAACTGGTCAAGCGATGACTATGCAAGAAGGAACTGCATCAGCACCAGATTCATTAGCAATACTAACAGGAATACCTATGACTATAACTCAAGGGGTTGATACTAGATTTACATTATGGAGTGAAGTTCCTAGAGGCAATGCTCCTATTAACCCTCCTGGTTGGCAAGAAGTAGCTTGATTTTGATTAAAAATACAATAAAATAAAACTATGGCAAATACTACATCAACAAGTTTAAAATTAACAGTGCAAGCAACTGGAGAAAATCCAGGAACTTGGGGACAATTTACAAATACTAATTTACTTATTTTAGAACAAGCAATCGGTGGTTATGAAGCTGTTACTGTAAACACAACTAGCGGTGCAACTTTAACATTTTCTAATGGTGTTTTGTCTAATGGTAAAAACCAAATAATAAAATTAACAGGAACTATTTCTCAAAATATAAATGTAACTATTCCACAAACTATTGAAAAAACTTATATTGTAGAAAACAATACTACAGGAGCTTTTACTGTAACTTTTAAACCAAGTGGTGGATCAGGTGTTACTTGGGGGACAACAGATAAAGGTAAAAAAATATTATATACTGATGGATCAGATATATACGAAGCTCTTAGTTCAACAGGGGCTTTAAGAGTTTCAGGGCATATATTACCTGGTGCAAATGATACATATGATTTAGGAGCAGCTAGTAATGTTTTTAGAGACATATATACAGGTGACTTACACCTTACCAATAGATTCAAAGAAAAAGGTAATGTGGTGGATGGAACTAAAGGGAATTGGACTTTACAAGAAGGCAAAAATGATATATTTATGATTAATAATATATCTGGAGAAAAATTTAAAATTAATTTATCCAAGGTAAAAGGAGACTCATAATGGCACTATACTCAGGTGGAACAGAAATGATCAATGCGGGATCGCTTCTTGTAGGTGGTATCCCAACAGCAACAGTAGTTCCTTGGACAGATTCATCTCTGCCAACAGGTTTTTTAGAATGTAACGGACAAGCAGTTTCAAGATCAACTTATTCAGCTTTATTTGCAATTGTAGGTACAACTTACGGAGCAGGTAATGGATCAAGTACTTTTAACTTACCAGATCTACAAGACGAAGTTGTTGTAGGTAAATCAAATAACAAAGCTTTAGCATCTACTGGAGGAGCTAATACAGTAGCTAGCTCTGGTAACGTGTCTAGTAACACAAATACAAACATTAACGTTTCAGGTAACGTTGGAGGTTCAACAGGTAACGCTTCTTTATCAACTCCACAGTTAGCCTCTCACTCACACAATTTACCAGAAAGAGGAACTCAACCACAAGGTGGAGGATCTAGAAACGTAATTCCTGTTAATTTTAGTCCCCTTTCAAATTATAACACTACTAACGCAGGTTCAGGTGGATCACACTCTCACAATATGAGTGCAAACTTTAGTGGTAGTGGTAATGCATCTAGTTCAACTAGTAGTAACTTTAGTGGAGGATCAACCTCAGTACTACAACCTTACTTAACACTAATTTATATTATAAAAACATAGGAGAAAGAAAATGGCAGCACAAGGAAATTGGACAATAGTATTCGAAGACAGAGTTATAATTAAAAATTTTGCAGAGGGAGCTCATCCCAATCATGGCGTAGGTTATATTATTGATGACGATTCTTTTTGGTCTGATTCTAAATTTTCAAATATCTGGGCTATTCAATATGGAACATCTACACCTACTGATGAAGTAGAGTACAGAGACGAAACTCAACACACAACTTATGCAGATGCAAATTTAGGAGATATAAGTCAATTTTCTTCTAGATGGGATGCTCATCATTTAAAAGTATTACAAGAAGAATGGGACAATGATACAAGAGATGAATCTGAAAAAGGTCCAAGACCTACATCTTATTCTTCATAAGATATTTTTTTTTAAAATCAAATAAAGTATCCATCTTTAAATCAATATTAAATATCAAACTATATCTATTACTATCTTCTTTAGAAGAATCAAATCCATGTAATATTTCTGGTGGAAATATATAATAATCTCCAGGTTTAGGAGTTATTTTTATATTTAACTCAGGCAGTATTAGATCACATCCTTTGGTTAAATATAGAATACCATGATAACAAGAATGAGAATGATAATCTAAACTATCTCCTGGTTTTATTTCATTTCCCCAAGCTTCTCTAATATATCTTTTTTCTAAAAAATATTCAAATAAGTCAGGTTGAGTAGTTTGATATTTATTAATTAAATAAGTTATAAAATTATTAAACTCAGGTTTATCTAAAAAATAATACCAATCTGTCATTCCACCTTTTACGTTAGTATAATTTTCCATTTTTTTATCTAAATTAGATTTTATATCTATTATGAAATTGTGAATTATTTCAGGGTATGCATAATTACCAAAAACTATATTTACCGTTTTAGGATAAGTTATAGTTACAGAGTTATTAATAGTGTTTGTTTTAAAATTTTTAATAGAACTTATCATTCTCTTAACATCATCCAAGAAGTTAAAATATATTTTTCACCTGACAATGGCGAATTACCTCTGTGTACATAGGGAAAACTTGCAGGCCATATAACTATTCTACCTGTTTTAGGTTTTACTCTTTTAGAAAAATGTAAAAACTCTGTTTCTCCTCCTTCTTGGACATCATTTAAATATACAGTAAAAGCAAAAGCACGGGGTTCATTTTCGTATCCTTTGTTATGTTCTATATGCCAAACATGATACCCTTCTGTTGGTAGAGTTTTTTGAATTTTTAAATTGGTATAATAAAAAGGATTGTTATCAAAAATTTCTTGTGCTCCTGTTTTTTGTATATAATGTTTAAAAGCTAAGTCATAGTTAAACATCATACTTTTTAACTCTCCCCACCAAACATTTATATTATTTGCTCTTGCAAAATATTGATTATCTTTTTTATGAACCGGAGATGCATTTTCAAAAGTTTGCCTATCCATAGTTTTATTAAATTTATGTTGATCTTCAAATAATTTTATAGCTTTATCACACTCTTCTTTAGTAATATAATTATCATATATACCTATAAAGTTTTCTATTTTATTTTCTTTTTCTATTTTCATTCTTGTCTCCCTGTTTCTTTTAAAAAGCTATCATAAGCATGATTTGTATAAGGACCATTTTGATTTACATAATGTAAAAAAACTTGAGCCATTCCTTCACCTTTATAAATACCAGGACGACCATGTTTTTGATCACAACCTGCGTATAAAAGGGCATCACCTTCTTCTAATTCAAAAGATGTTTTCTCTATTGTAATAGGCCAGTTATCATATTTTTTTATACAAGCAGTAACAGATATCTCACATGCTGGTCTATCTATATGTTTTTTTAATGTTCCACCAAACACATAATATCTCCAATAAGCATAAGTTGGATATAATTTTAAATTAGATTCTTTTTCTACCATAGGTAATTTAACATTTAATAAAGAGGTCATTAAACAATCATAATACCAGGCAGGGGAAAATGACTGAATATCAATATTATAATTTTTGTTTTCATCTATCTTGTTATAACAATATTTTTGATAAACATTTAATTCTTCTTTTGAAAAAAAGTTTTTTATTAATTTATAATTTACTGCAGCCATGCAACTATACTATACCTTGTCCCTTTCGTAATAGGTTGAATACCATGAGGATACATAAAATTACTTGGAAAAAATACAATTGAACCTTTATCTAATTTTAATCTTTTAATTTCATTATCTTTTTGATCTGTAAATATTAAATCTCCACCTTTATAACTATCATTTAAATTCATAATAACACTTAGCGATCTTGTTGTAGTGCTAAAATGATCAGTATGATTTTCGTATTTACCTCCAACTGTGTATTTTAAAAGATCTATTTGATTAATTTTATTACTATCCATTTTAGGAAATTTTGCTTTGTAATAAAAATAAAGTCTTTCTATTTCTGTTTTTATAATATTCCAATAAAAAATATTTGTAGGAGTATCAAAATTTAAATGGTAGCCTTTTACATTTCTAACGTTTTTATCTAAACCTAAATGAACTTGTAAATTTTTATTAGCTTTTTTATCTGTTAAAGGGATAATTTTATCTATAAATTCATTTGAGATTACATTTTTTATCTCAACAATTGCTTCTAAATGGTCCATTATTATGCTACTTTCTTTATCTATAAAACTACTATATAACGCATTATATGCTACAAAAATTAAATTTCAAGCCTGGTTTCGACAAACAAATCACTGAGTCTGGTGCAGAATCGCAGTGGGTTGATGGGGATTTTGTTAGATTTAGATATGGACTACCTGAAAAAATAGGTGGTTGGTCACAATTAACTACAAATAATAATACACTACCTGGAGCAGCAAGAGCACAACATGATTTTACTTCTATAACAGGTGAACAATATGCCGCTATAGGAACCTCTCAAGGTTTGTTTTTATTTAATGACAATCGGTTTTACGATATTACTCCATTAGATACAGCGATTACCGGTGCTACATTTACATCGGTATCTGGTTCTACAACAGTCACAGTTAATAAAACAGCTCATGGATTAGCAAATGGAAGATATGTAAAGTTTTCTTCTGTTACTGTTCCTACAGGGTCTGGTTATACGGTAGCTGCTTTTGAAGATAATACTTTTGAAATAAGAAATGTAGCTACAAACACATTTGAAATTATTATGCCTACAACCTCAGCGGGTAGTTCTTCAGCTACAGGATCTGCACAAATTGATCCGTATGTATTCGTAGGTACAACTTTCCAAACTGCAGGTCTTGGTTGGGGTACAGCTGCATGGGCTGGATCTTCTGGATTTACAAATACTTTAAATGGTGCTTTGAATGATGACACTGCTGGTACAGGAGGATCAGGTACAAGTATTACGTTAACATCAACAACTGGTTTTCCGTTAACAGGAGTTATAAAAGTAGGAGCAGAATATATTTCTTACACAGGAATAAACAGTAATGATTTAACAGGTATAACAAGAGCTGTAGCAGGGACTAGATCAGCGCACAGTAATGGTGCTACGGTTGAATATTATATTGGATGGGGATCAGCTTCTTTATCTTCTAACGTGGTTTTTGATGCAGGCCTCTGGAGCCTTGATAACTTTGGTCAAATATTAATTGCAACAATTCATGGTGGTAAAACATTTACTTGGAATGCAGGTGCAAACAATCCAAAAAATAATAGAGCAACTGTAATGGCTAACGCGCCAACTGCAAGTAGATTAACTCAAGTTTCTGACAGAGACAGACACGTATTTCATTTTGGAACTGAAACAACTATTGGAGATG